ACTTCCGGCGCGAACCAGCAACTCACTATGGGTGCATCCACCGCGAAGGGCGGGGCGATGCGTACAGGTACAGGCGCTGCGGGCGTGATTCAAGCCACGATGAACCGCATCGGCGGATTCGCGGAATCCTTTGTCCGCCAAGTCTACGAGCCTCTTATCTACAAGATTCACCAGATGAACAAAGATAAGATGCCAATTGCGTACATTAAGAAAATCCTGGGCGAAAAAGAAGGGCCGGATTTTAAGTTCGATGCGGGCAATTTCCTAAACGGCCCCGCGGAGTTCGAAGTCCTCGCCGGTTCGCACTTAGCCGCGAAGTCCCAAATGGCGCAGTCGCTGTTTATGATGATGCAGATGTTCGAATCCCAACCGATGATGGATCAGTTGAACAATATTAGTAACAAGAAGGTAAACATAGAAGAGCTGTTTCATATGATTCACGACATCTCGGGTTGGAAAAACTACTACGACATCATTCAGGATATGACGCCCGAAGAAATACAACGCCAGCAAGCCCAGAGTCCCGCAGCCCAAATGCAAATGAAGGCGCAGATTCAGGATGCGCAGAGCGATAAGAAGTTCCAACAAACTAGCCAGATAATTGACCAAGAATCGGAAGCGCGTGCGGCTCGTGATGTGTTCCGAATCATTGCGGAAAAGTCCGCCGAGCCACAAGTTCTTATGGGTTCAGAAGCCCCCGCACAGGGGTTGGGAAGTAACGAGGTAGGATGATCGTTTATCAGTTGATGAGCCCTTCGGGTAAAAGTTACGTCGGGCAAACTATACACTCTCTCGAACATCGCTGGAAACAGCACCTGCGGAACAATAAAAATCCGTACGCAGTTCATGCCGCGCTGAAGAAATATGGCCCTAAGTCGTTTTTGGTTCAGGAACTGTCTAACGCTTCCACTCAAGAACAGCTCAGTAACCTAGAAAAGGTGTGGATCATTCTTCTTCAATCCGCCGAACCTAATCATGGCTACAACCTGACATGGGGTGGAGAAGGCGGGTCCCACACAGACGCTACCAGAGCTAAACTGAGGGAAGCGCAGTTGCGGGTCACAAATCGCAGCCATACTCCAGAGACAAGAGAAAAAATCCGCCAAGGACACCTCGGTTTGAAGTTTTCTTCCGACCATAAGAAAAAGATTAGCCTTAGTAGGCGAGGAGAAGGAAACTTTTTTAGTAAACTGACTGAACCAGAAGTCTTGGCTATTCGCGAAGAATATGTCTCAGGGGTCGTCACGCAAGCATACCTTGGCAAGAAATATGGTGTGACAGGCGGGCTCATCAGTGAAATTATATCCAGAAAAATATGGAGCCACGTATGAATGGCAGTGAAGTAGTAACAAAACGTCTCCCTGAAATAGTGGCGACCGAACTCACCGATTCCGAAAAAATGGACCTGATGGCGGGGGATGGCACTCCGTACGCAAACGCCATAAAAAAGTTGATGAAAATCGAAATTAACAAAGCCCGTGATGAAGCTATGGAGTGTGACCCGTCCGATGAAAAAAGGCAGCGGGCGTTGATGACCGTAGCCCACGCGATGGAGAAGTTTTACAGAAACCTCACAGGCGCTATAGTGTTTGAAAAAACATCCCATCTGGCGGACGTGAAACAAAAAATAGCGGAAGCAGAACTTCAGGATCAAGAGAAACTGGCCGAAGTGATTCTGTTTAACCAAACGCACTAAGCTGTTCACAAACTGAACAAACTACCCCGTTATTAGCGGGCAAGGAGAAACCGTGGACCAAGTACCAAATATTTTAAGTGTCGTTCCTTGTACAGACAAAAAAGAGTTCGCTGAAAATACAAGAAAATTTGCCGACATGATTGAGAGCGGGGAGATAGTTCTAGTTCACGACCGCATTGAGACGGTTTCTCATCCAGACCCTGAAGTACAAAGATTCCTGACATCGTATAAACACGTAAAATAATACTAAAACCACGCGGCCATTAACCGCAAGGAGAAATGTATGACCGAAGTAGCTATAGCACCGAAGAAATGGGTCCGCGAATACCAGGCTAAGGATGAAAGCGGACTGCCTATTGGTCCCCCGCAGCGTTTTGAAGCGGATACCCAAGGGAGCTAATTGATAAGTTGGCTGCCGCGCATGAAAACGCAACCGCGAAACTCTATCAAACCCGCCGCGAGGTGAAACTGGGAGTTATGCTCGAACCAGACCCCGAGGAGCCGATTCTTACGTTCGAGCCCCGCCAACTTACCGCTGACGAACGCGTAAGGCTCACTAAAGATTTGTCCGATCCCGCTAAGTCTTCGGAAGCCCTGCGAACGCTTTTGGAGGCTGAACTCGGCGCTCCGATGGAGACTGTTCGAGCGAATCAGAGAGACGCGGAACTTAATAAGCGCGTTGTTTCTATTCAGGCGGCGATAGCACAGTTTAAGAGAGACACTCCTGAATATGTGGAGTGCGAACAAAACTCCAATAACATGAAGCGTTATATGGAGAAGGGGAAGAATGGAAAGCCCCTGCGATACACAGTAAACAACCTCAAGATTGCTTTCGACGACCTCGTTAACGATGATTTACTCATTGTCCGAGCCCCGAAAGCTGCAGTTATCGAGCCTGTCACGACTCCAGTTGTGGCAGCCGCACCCGCACCGCCAGAGGCGATCCCTCCAGCGGCGACAACGCCCCCGGCGATCCCGGCACCGGCTACGGAAGTGCGCCCCAGGCAATCGTCTAGTGGATTGAGTCGCGACAATTCGAGCGCAGCACCCTCGAACGAAGCGCCCAAGACCGTAGGGATTACTATAAGGGATATCAACAGAATGAGTGCATCCGAGTATAACGAAAAACTACGGGACCCTGAGTTCCGGAAGGCCGTCGAAAAGTTGTACGAAAAGAAGTGATATCCTAGCTCAACCAAGATTCACAGTAGGAAGTAAATAAAATGGCCGGTTTTAATCCAGCTAGCAATAGTACTTCCAACTTGCCTCAGTCGCGAGTCATTTATTACGACAAGCGATTCATTGAGAACCTATAATCGCCTAGGGGCTCTCAAACAAAATCTAACTGGCTACTGATATTTGCAAGGCGCAGACTCCGTTCGTTCGTTGTGCGGAGCGCCGCGAGCTTCCTTTGAACTCGGGCAACCAGTTGGAACTCTTCATGTATAGATTAAACTTTGTACATGAAGTAAAAATAAACCCACTCTGATCGACTCGAAACCTGAAATGGCAACGAGGCGGAAGCCGCAAGGCACCGTGAGAGACTAAGCGAGCGGGCGTTCACTTTGTGAATGATGCAATAGTCCGGACTCATACGAACAAAAAGTATGAGAGCGAACCAGAAATGCGTTCGTCATTCGCGAATAGCGAATAGTAACAATTTCGAACACCTTCGGGGCCAACACCTCGCAGGTCTCAGAAGGCACCGTGCCTTCCGGTATTTCCGCCAGCGTTGGCACCACTACAGCGACGATTGGGGAATATGCCGACTACGCTAACTTCTCTTCACTGTCTCTCGCCACGGCGATTGACCCTGTTGTCGAGAACGTTGGCCGCGAACTTTCATACCGCCTTGGACAGTCCTTGTCCGCAATCACCCGTGCAGTTGCTGACGGAGCGAACAGCGTCGATAGCTCCGTCTCGGTAAAGATTGCCGGTGGTACGTCACTCGCGCTTTCCAACATCCGCGCTCAGGTCCAGTCTTTGGCTGGCCGTGCGGTTCAACCCTTCAACGAAGCAGAAGCGCTTATGGCCGGCGTCATCCATCCTTTCGTGGTTGGCGACCTCCTGAACGATTCTTCGAACAACTCCGCAATCGACGTTCTCAAGCACACCGTGCCTGGTCTCCAGCGCATGGACGACCTGGTTTCAATCGATCTGGCCGACACGCTTGAGTTCCCAGCTTCGGGTGTTGCGTTCTTCCAGTCCAACCTCGTCACGCTGACCACAGCGTATCAGGGTTCGGCTGCCGGAGTTGTGGCCTATAGAACTTATATTTTCGGAAAAGACGGTGTGATAGCTATTAGGTTGGGGGG